AAACGCACCCCCAGAGTAGTATAGACCGCTATCTTGGTCGTTTGTGAAACCTATCGCGGGCGCGGTTGCGGTGCCATCTGCTATAAGGAGCCTGCTGTTATCCAGGGATACGTCTCCTGAGAAGGTAGCACCAGCAAGGTTAGCCTTACCACCAAGTGCATCAGCAACAGTGATCTTATTGGTCGTTGGCGTGCCAGCAGGGTCATTAACCACAACCAGCAGGTCATCATCGGTTAGACTTGTGACAGCATCCAAATTAGAGATTTTAGAGTCAGCCATTAGCCAAGGTCCTCTTTGATAACCAGCATCTCGTAGCCAGTGTTAGGGAAGGTCTCTACCTCACCTGTGGAATAAGTAACCTCAAACTCAACCTTATAGGTCCCAGAGGTTGATGTATCACCAGACTGCCATTCATACTCTGCGATACCGTTAGAGCCATCAAACACGGTCATTGTCTTGTTCATAACCACTGTGTTAGAGAGGTCTGCTACGATCAACTTGACAGTGGCACCAACGATAGACACAGCAGAGCCACTTGCGTCGGTGAAGGTTGCCTGAAGGATGGGAGAGGTATCCCCAGTCTTCATCGTAAAAGCCATTATGCTGCCCTATTGCTGGTGTTCACAGATGCCCTATTCATAGTTCTTAGTGAAACGTAGTTCGAGGTATCACCAGTGATGTTTACTGCCCTTGGCCTCAGGAAGACGATAGCTTGGGCCACCTGTGGGCTAACAACAATCCCTTCACAAGAGATGCTGTAGTTGATAAGGATATTGCTTGGTGAATCAACAGAGGTCCCCACACTGACACCAGAAGTGCCTAGGTTATGCCTCTGAGTAAGTGTTGCGTTCCCGATAACCGTTGTGGTGGTTATACTGCTGGCACTTAAGTTGTGAAACTGTGTTAGTGCAGGGGAACTGACAGAGGTGTTAGCACTTACGTCATTGGCTGCTAGGACGTGGACCTGAGAGGCTATCGCCTGGCCAACTACAACACCGGAAGCCACATCAGCGGTGTTTAAGCCGTGTACCTGAGTGGGTGCCGGAGACCCCAGAGCTGGGGCTACAGTAACGTCATTAGCTACAAGTGAGTGGGCTTGTGCTAGAGTAGGAGAACCGAGAGAGGTTCCAGAAGCTACACCAGAGGCTACTAAGCTATGAGCTTGGTTTAGAGCAGTGGTCCCTACAGAGGGTGCTATAGTAACGCCATTAGCTACTAAGCTATAGACTTGAGCCAGAGTAGGAGAACCAAGAGAGGTTCCAGAAGCTACACCAGAGGCTACTAAGCCACCAGTTTGATTTAGAGCAGTAGTCCCTACAGATGGTGCTACAGCAACACCATTAGCCACTAAGCTATGAGCTTGTGTTAGAGTAGGGGAGCCAAGGAAGGGGCTAGAAGAGACCCCATTAGCTGCCAAAGAATGTGACTGGGTTAGAGCAGTAGTCCCTACAGAGGGTGCTACAGTAACGCCACTAGCTACTAGGTTATGAGCTTGTGTTAGAGCAGGAGAACCAAGGGATGTGCCGCTTGAGACATCATTAGCCGACAGGCGTAACCCTTGGGTCTCAAGAAGTATGTAACCCCCGTCTTCCTTGAGAAGCTCAAAGCCGTCTTCCAACAGGATGTTGTCTAGGGGGGAGTTCAGATCAACGGTTGTAGAACCGACGGTAGAACCCGAGGTGATGTTGTTTGCCTGAACCTGGTGGTTCTGTGAGAGGCTTGCGGACCCCACTGCTGGGGTTATAACAACATCGTTGGCTGCAAGCACATGGACCTGGGTGAGTGCAGGGCTTGCAAGAGCTGTCCCAGAAGTTACCCCGTTAGCAGTTAGAGCATGAACTTGGGTAAGCTGGGCTTGTTGGAGGGTTGTACTACTCGTAACACCATTTGCTGCTAGCTCATGGAACTCCAGCAGAATGTGTGTGCCGTCCTCACGAAGAAGGCTAAACGAGTCCTCCTTCAGAAGAAAGACGGACATCAGACCCTCCTAAGGATGATTATGCAGGGTCTTGAATGTTGATAGTAAACGATTGCAGTGAGAAGGTGTTGCCACTAGTCACAGCCTGAGAAGCTGACAAGTCACCCAATACCAGAACCAAAGAGTTAGCAGTATCAACAATGGCGTACTGAGTGGCAGTGCCTGTAGTGCCAATAGAGCCGTCAGTGAAGGCAGATACAGTAACTTCACGGCCACTTGTTGCATCAGCAGGGGCACCAATGCTCAGGGAAGTCTTACTACCCAATGAACTAGAGCCATTGGTTGTAGCGTTGGTGTAGTCGGTTCCGTTGCCATTGTTGGCAATAGAGTAAGTCGAGGGCAAGAGGTGCAAGGCTGTGGTTGCGGTATCCAGGTAGTCGAGGCCACCATCAAGAACTGCGTCGTGCAAGAAAGCCATTATTCATTTTCCTGTGTTTGATTTGGGAGAGTCCCAGTGTCTTCTAGTTCTGGAGGAGCTTGGACCTTTGCCCTGTAGGCTTCCTCATCAAATTCAATCTCAGCGATCTCCATAAGGCTTTCAACCACTTCAGGCTGGTCGCTAAGGTCAATGTTATTCCTGGATGAAGGAGTTACCTTTCCTCAGGTTTTCTTTGGCAGGTATAACCTGCAAGTTTCAAGGGACGTGAAGACCGCAAACAGTGGGGTTGTTAAGAGGTACAATGTGGTCCACATGGAAGTCTATGCCAACTGCCGAGCGCAGCCTCTGAGCCACTGCGTAGATTTCATCTATCTCCTTAAGAGACTCTTTAGATAATCCATTTGGAGTGGCCTTTAAGACGGTCTTGCGCCTCTTAGAGTTACGAGCAAGAAACTCGTGCTTCTTCCTCCGGTAGTAGTCCCTCTGGCGCTCAGCCATGACTTCTTTGTTCTTAGAGCGGTAGTCTGCTGCATAAGCTAGGAAATGGTCCCTATTCTCCCAGTACCGACGCCTGTCCGCTTCCAATAGAGCCTCTCTATGCTTCCTACGGTACTCCTTGTTGTACTCAGAGTGGCATGGCTTGCAGGAAGACGACACTCCGTATTTAGCTGTCCGGTTCTGGTAGAACTCCGTCAGGGGCTTGCTGATCTGGCACTTGTTGCACGTTTTTAGCTTCATACTTGTCACTGTCGAAGGGTAACTCTGCAATGTCTAACAAACTCTCTACAAGTTCTGTCTGATTAGTCAGATCAATGTCTGCGCTATTGACGTTCCTAAGGAACGCAGCGATCTCACGAAGGTCGTGGGGTGCTACATCACCAGCAACAATCTTAGGCATTAGGTCGTAGTTAAGACCATTAAGCTCCCACAGGCGCTCTACCAACTGCTTGTTAAGCACAGAGGCGATCATACCAACGTAGGATTCCAGAGCCCTCAAGAAGAGGTCAGTCTTAGACTTAGAGAGGGCATAAGACCCGCCGCCATGAGCGCCTAACAACAAAAATTCGGCCATAAGACCGCGAGCAATGTCGTGTTGGTAGCGCTTTACGATGGGGTCAATGTCAATATTCCGCTTGCCCTCAGAGGCCATAAGACGGACATCAACCATCTTGTGGTTCGAGAGCTTACCATCACTGTCAGCCTGCATGTCAGACGGAAGGATGATGTAACCCTGGTCATTGAACTTGACATCCCTAAGGACGGTCTCTAAAGCCTGTCGTACAGACACTTGGTCTGCTGTAGCATCTGTGCTAAGGTAGTCAGCAGGGATGTAAGCTACCGGAATACCATTAAGCTCACGCTCTACAGCAATGGCTTCAATGTTCTGGAGGTTGTTGAGATACTCGTAAGGGACATAAGCATTACGAAGCACTGAACGACCAGAGGGGTCATTGTTGACCGTAGGAACCTTGTAGTAGAGGCTCTTGTTGATTGGGATGTAGTTGTCCTTACCGAAGTAAGAAGCCTGTTGGTACAAGCCTAGGACATCACCAGTCTTAGGATCAATATCGAACTTGTTTACGGTCCAAGGAGCCCTAGAAGCAATCTTACGAACACCCAATCGACCATCACGGTACTTGGACTTCTTCTCAGGACTACGATACTCTGGGCCAACCCTACGCTTATAGACAACCTCAAACCAAGAGAAGCCATAAGTCAAGCAAGAGAGAGCTTCAGAGATATGATCCTCTAGAGAATGCTCCATGTCTTCCAGAACAGACTCTACAAACTCTTTCTCAGCTTGGGCCTCTGGTGTATCATTAGCAGCTACAACCTTGAACTCTACGTCCCTGAGGATTTGTTCATTAGCGTACATGACGGCACCGATGGTACTATCATTCTCACGCATCTCACGGAACTTGCGAATGGCATTACGTCCACGGAGAGCTGGAAGAAACTCATCAGCGCGGATTTGACCATTATGTACATTGTTACCGGAGACACCCAGAACCTTAGTAGCCTGAGTACCCGAGAGCTTTCTAGCCAATTGCTTTATCCGCTACTACTCGGCCATAGACAGCCAAGGCACCACCAGCAGCACCAGTGATAGTAAGAATGATGTTGACAACCTCAGCCTGTGTACTAGCATCAATGTTGACACCAAGCAAAGCAGAAGCTACCAAAGCTGCTACAGATACAATAGAGCCCCAGATGGACTTAGACTGCCACCAAGGCTTGATGTAGGATTCTTCAGTCATTGTGCATCTCCGAGACGATGAAGGGGAGGTCAGAGCGAGTAATACCAATATCAGCCAATTCACGGTCTGTAAGGCTCTCAAGCTCAAAAAGGGCCTGCCTCTTAGCCTGTCTAGCCTTAAGGTAGCCCATCAGATTCTTAATCATGTGTGATTCTTTTTAGGCACTCCCAGGGGGCATTAGCTTAGCTAAG